ATTATGTTCTGGATCAGTGCCAAAAAAGAGGACTCGCCAATTACGAATGTCTTGGGCTAAGCCGTTCGAGTAAACCCATAATTTGAGATAGCTATTAATATCGCCTACACGGCCTTTAAAACTATCTGCAATATCAATTGTTTCGTCTTGGCTTCGTAACAAATCAACTGGAATATATTGTTTTAACTTTGGTAAAGTTTCCAAAAAAATCACCTCCTTATAATTCGTTTAGATCATCATCCGACAGCCCTAAAGCCTTTTGTAATTTATCCAGCTTAGTTTTTACATCATCTGTGTCGGCCAATGCTCGTTCGATAGCCTCAAAATTTTCAATCATCTGTCCACGCAAAGTTTGACCATCAATTGCTAAATCATGTTTGTGTGGCATTTCAAATGCCATAAAATCACCGTCCTAACACAAAAGGAGCCGTTCTATTACGACTCCTTTTTCTTCGTTTGCAATTTTCCATCATTGCTAATAGTTACTTCCCAAATCCCGCCATCATCAGCTTTCATAAGAAACTTATCAAAAACTAATTCACTAATCCTACTTGAATCTGTTTCTTGATGATAATGTCGACCATCGTTTCCTTCTTGAACGATAAAAGTTTTCCCATTATCTGGAGAATAACCTTTTCCGAACTCTCCTGTTTTTGAATCATACATTGGTTCATTAATGACGGCTCGCTGAACTAAGGTTTCTTCTTGATTATCCATCTTTATCACTTTCCTTCTTGATATTGATAGTTGGGATATCGTCAAAAGTAACCGGCGGAGTAACCGTTTCCGGCTTTTTCGGTGCTTTATTCAGAGCAGAGTTAGCTTGACTTTCACGATTATTCCATTCATCAATGCCAAAAATCTTATTACCAAACGTTACCGTATCAGTTTGTGTTGTATCACGGTCACGATAGCGAGTGTAGCTTTGAATCCTTACATTAACGTCAATTTCATAGCGATCACGTAGATACCCATAATTACCAACTGCTATATCGTTCTTAATGCCATGCGAAAAAGCGTCTTTGAAAGTGATCCAATCGGTTGTGTATTGCACATCTGGATAATCGTGAACTTGCTTCTTTAACGCCGCCATCAAAGTATCTTGATCCGTGATTGTATCGCTACTAAACGGATCAGCCCAAATCTTACCCCATTTATCATCTGCCGCCATTGGACTATCATACTCACCTTGACAAGTGTATTGAGTAGTAGTGTCTGATGATGTATCAGTATCGCTACTATCATCTGAACTGTCGTCGCCACCACTGCCAACTTTAGCCGCCATTGCTGAATTACGTACACCAAAAGCAGGGGGCCATGCGTTGATTGCTTGGATAACAGTTCCGCGCTCTGGATTAGCTGCCATCATCAATGTATTACTATCAAGCGCTAGAGCTACATGATAAGTACTACCACGAGCACCCCAAAATAACATATCACCCTCTTGGTAAGGCGGACCAACTACTTGACCTTGGTATTCTTCGTAAGTGGTTGGCTGGTGCATTGGAATGCCAAAATGATTGTAAACATAGGCAACAAAGCCGGAACAATCCCAACCACTTGGTGAATTACCGCCCCACACATAAGGGACACCTACATATTGACGAGCAAAAGCGGCTATTTGACCACTTCCGCCACCGCCGCTTGGCGCTTGGCTATTTTGTACGTCAATCTGCTTACCAGTACCCTTAATTGCGGTTGTGATAGTCGTGTAGTCTTCGTTGACCTGTATTTTTGACGTATTAACCCGGTCAATGAATACAAACGAATCTTTTTTACCAATCTCTTTTGCAAAGTGGATTGTGCAATTATCAAACCAGTATTCAATATCAAAAGCAGACGCAATGGAGCTTAGAATGTCATCCCCGTGTGCATTACCTAGGCTGTCACTTCCAAAATCATGATTGCCGATATTGTCATCGATGGAATATTTGAACTTTGTCCCACCCGTAAGCAAGTCACAGCAAGCTTTTAACGATTGAGCACCTGTTACTGTATTTTCAATATAGTAATCATGTAAATCATGAGCAATATGAATAGTCGTAATTGCATAGACACGATATTTTGAAGTTGGTACTGGGTTAGAGGAAGCTATGCGGTATTGCTGACCAGTTGTTGGATCAGTAATAATCACTCGTGGCATAATCATCTTTTCTGCGGCTTCGTTAGTTTCGTTGCCAATAAAGCTAAAATTCATTGTAGGGAACGACTTAAGCGTATCAGTAACTGCCACATTGTAAGCTTGTATTGTTGCCTCTTTTCCTGCCGGTGACCTAATTGGTAAGTTCAGCATATTAACCTCCTAATAATAGAAGCGAGTATCAAATTTAATCGTGAAGTTGCTAGCTCCATCAATATGAATTTGATTCTCGCCTGTATGAAAGTCTAAATAATTGTGATCCCCAGCCGTATAAAGCTGTTCATCATTAATTGTAGGAACAATTCCAGTAATCACTACGTTATCCTTCGTGGAAACACTTTTTGTAATTTTGAGGGCTTGACCGCTCGTCTTGTTAGTAATCGTAAAACCATCAGGAGCGTCGCCGGTAAAGTAAATGGTTACTGGGTGTTCATCTGCTGTTAGTGGAATAATACCAGCATTATAGAAAGTAAAGTCATTCTGATTAGTAAATGTATACTTCCAATCATGACTAAACAAACCCATTTTCAAGCCGATACCCTTACCGCTTGCACGATCAAACTCTTGCGTAGTAAATGAACTTTCTGCATAGCCAGTCGGACAGTCTAAGTTAATCTGCACGTTAGACGCTCGCCAAAAAGAGTTGTCACGACTAACTGAGGCCGTTTCAGCGTAGACTTTCCAACGAATATCCTTAGCGGCAACATCATAAACATAGAACGGCTCATGACTTTGCAAAAGCCGATTAAGCTTCATTCGCTGCAAAAACAAATCGTTAGAATCAATTGCTAACACATTAATTACCAGCGGTATCACAAGCTGTTGTGTCTGTACATTGGTAAGAGTTGCTCCATAGTTTCCAATCTGCTGATAGGTGTAGTTATATGCAGTTGTTGGTGGGTTAAACTTCTTTACACGAAAGCCCATCTTATCAAGATCATATATTGTCCCATCTTGCTTTTGAAAAATAATCGTACTCACTAATAGACACCTCCTAGCGGTTGAGCGTTACCAACCGGCACAGCACCACCAGTGCCGTTAATAATAACTTCATGGCTCCGCATTGCTTTCATCGTTGGGTACATAACACGGCTTAATTGTTTGCTGTCAATATTCATCGTGATGTTAATATTTCCATCAACACGCGGCTGAGCTTGTTGAGTATTTGAAACAGCTTGAACATGATTATTGCTTGTACTAACAAACGGCAACATATTATTGGCTGACTGCTTAGCTTCGTTGATAATCTTACTCAAATTACCAGCAAAGCCATTAGGGCTAACCTTAGCTCGTGCCTCGATAGCTTCCGCAATATGTTCTTCTGAACTATTACGAGCTGGGTTAATAGCTAACTCTGGTTCGCCCTTAACTTCACCAAAAATCGCCGGCTCATCCGACCAACCACCGTTAGCATAGCCTTGTGGTGACCAACCACGACGAACGCCAATTGGTGCTAGATCTGAACGCCACGTACTATCAGCCAAGACGGCCATGATTTGGTCAACAGCGCTATGGATATTACTATGCCCAGCTGGGAGATGACGAACTGCTGCACCCCAAGTTCCTAGTTTAAATTGGAATAAGCCAATTGGACGACCAGTCCCATCATGATCATCAATTCCGCCCCCTTGTGCTGGGTTAACAGTTGATTCAACCATCGCTTGCCAATAAAGACGTTCAATATCAGAAGCAGATAGTGACTGGTGCATTAATGCAGCCGCAACTTTAGCAGCTTGAGCAAAAGCACCTTTTGACATCTTTCCTTGGCCACCGCTAAAACTTTCAAGAAATTTATCGGCTATTTTCTTAATGTAGTTACTAATAGAATTCTTTGCATAATCAAATGTACCGTGCGTTGTACGCTTAATACCACCCATTGATTTTTGAGAACCAAGCAGGCTATCTAAGCCTGTCTTTTGTTTCAACCAATCCCAAACTTCACTGACACCCTTTCCTAAAAGATCAAAGACATCCTCAGCATCGCTCTTAACATCGTTAACAAAATCCTCAATCTTGGCTCCGGTGCCCTTTGCATATCCGGGTATTTTGCCTCCGTTTAAGGCCATTGCCGTCTTAGTCTGAGCGTGAGTAAGAATGGATGTGCCGGCTGATAAGTAACGTATTTCAGGGCCACTTATCCCTAACATTTCATAGCCTTTAGGTGTATGCGCCAGTTCTGGCCCTTCTTCGCCGACCATAGCTATCTGATTCTCTGTCAATGCACCTGTACCGATTGCATAACCGGTAGGAACACTTGGTACGTTTTTAGTATCTTGCTGGAAAAATTTCAGTACGCTTTTAATGGCGCCTAAAAATTTGTTCCAAATCTTTCCAGCACCACTGAATCCAGATGAATAATTACCATTGACACCGTTCATTTCGGTTTGTGATGCTCCAACATGGCCAGTGGATTGCCCGTTAGCCGCTGCAATTACATCATCCTTTTGCTGATTAATTTCACCTGTAACTTTTTTATGCTGATCACTAGCTTTTTTAGTTGTTTTATTGTACTCATCATCAGCAGCCTTAGTTACACCATCACGCTGAGCCTTAGCATCAGCCACAATTTCTTTGTACTTCTTTTTTGAAATGGTGTGGTCGACCTTGTACTCTCGCTCAGCGGCTTCAGTGGTCTCCCGGTAACGTTGTTTGGCTGCCTTGATGATTTCATCCCGAGCCTTTTTAGCTGGACGAACCGCCGCATTGTATTGCTTATTGGCATCACGCTGAGTAGCCTTTAAATCCTGCAGGCTTAGCTTGCCACGCTTCTTGTGCAGATCTTTCAAGATCTTTTCTTGCTGAGAAGCGCCTTTTTTGATAGACGCTTGAATGGCCTTATCGTTCTTAGTTTGATCCTTGACTAGTTGTTTGGCATACCGCTGATTCTCTTTCTCCAGTTCCTTTTGAAGAACTTGGTGATACTTCTTGGAATTACGGCCATACTTTTGCTCGGCCTGCTGCATCTTCTTAGTAGCACCGTTCTGGATCTTCTGCAGCCGGCTATAGTGGTCGTTCGTATCCTTACGCATCTGCTCTAGCGACTTCTTGTGCTGGCGTTCTCGCCGATCATCATCCTTCCGTAGAGCAGCCAGACGCTTGTTCTCTTCAGCTTGAGTCATCTGACCACTCTTGACTAAAATGTCCAAGTTCTTCTTCGACTTGGCCTCTTTGTTGCGGTAGTACTTATCTAACCGTTTTTCCAAGTCATCGTACATTCTGTCGGTTTTGGCTTTGGTCTTGGCAATGGAATTAGGATCAACGTCCATCTTCAGGACAGTTGAAGCCACGTTCTTTAAGCCTGGAGCCGTGATCTTCGATGTGCCCTTTGTATCGGTATCCAGCTTAATCTTGGCATGAGCCACGATGGAGTGGCCCCGCATTTTTTTGTTAGCAGCTTTGCCAATGGCATCACCGAGCTTGTTACCAGCCCAGGTACCAAGTGTGCCACCTAGCATCTGGCCAACAGCCGTCCCAATACCAGGAGCAATCATCGTTCCAATAGCTCCACCAAGCGCACGACCACCAACAGCACCACCAATAGCCCCGATAGATCCACCAACTTTTTGACTAACTGAACCTTTACTAGTTATTTCGGAACCAACGGCATAAGTGGCTGCTGCTAATGGAACTGCACGACCTGCAGCAGTTGCTAGTCCGGTCAATTTTGATCCGCCAGCAATCACCGGACCAGCCGCCGGCAACGCAGCAGATCTTGGAGTGGCTGCATTGGTAGCCTGTGATACAAGGCCAAATGAGACCATTGCCTTTTTGGCTTTGTCTAACCACATAATGAAGTCACCAATCTTTTTAGTAGCAAAGATCCCTGTCAGGATTGATCCCAGTCCAATGGCTATATTTTTATGTTCAGCCATTGCACTAAACATCGTCAGGATATCAGTCGTCAGTACGGTAACTGCATCAGTTGTTGTGTTGATCATGTTGGTAATGTGCTTTTTACCTATCTTATCAATCACATCATCAAG